TGTTAATTGCAATTTGTTTTTTCTCGTAACTCATAGTTTTTGTTTTCGTTGGACAAAGATACTAATTGTTTTTGATTGACAAGATAAAAAAATAAATAATTATTTACTGAATAAATTAGGTTTGTATATAAGTTTATGCTTATATTTGTGGGGAACAATAAAACAAATAGACATGACAACTTTAACAAACACAACAGGAAGCAAAAAAGTAAATATCTCAACAAGTGCAACGGGAACAGTAACAGCAATGTATGTTCAAGTTTATGCCGGACAAGAGCAAGTTTTAAACACTAAGTCTTACAAATCTTTAAAAATGGCTACAAAATGGGCAAACAAACAACTAAACTAAGCGAAAGCGGATGGATTTACTGCTTTAAAAGAGGCAGTAAATTCGTTTTCTTAGATAGGAAAGATGTGCTTATTAAGAGTTTTAAAACTTATAATGAGGCTGTTACGTTTGCAAATAGCAATATTAACCTAATCAACTAAAGGAAATGACAATCAAACAACTAAAAAAAGAAACAGGATTATCTAATAAAGATATAGCTGAGTTCTTTGATCTAAGCTACGAAAGTTACGCTAACAGCTCAGCAAAGGAAAGATATGAAAATGCACTATGTGAATTCTATGAGTTCATGAAGGCTAATGAATCTTTAAAAAATTTTAAAGAAAGTTCTTTCATTGAAAAAGCCCCACCAAATTAATGCTAGGGCTAAAACAAATCAAACTTATAAACTATGAATATCAAAAGTAAGGAATAAACTGTTTAATATTCGAAAATTGTTTATCTTTGATAAAACAAAACTATGAAAGCACACACTATAATATACATGAAGGCTTTCGGCTATTCAGAAGGAGAGTTCATCCCTTGCGAGATAAGCGGTTACTTTTCTAATGATATTCATCATATAGAGGCTAGAGGCATGGGAGGGGATCCAACCCGGCAAAAGGATCGAATAGAAAACCTGATGGCCGTGACTAGGAAATATCATGACCTATACGGAGATAGCCCTGAGTTTATGGCTTATCTTTATAGACAGCATGAGCAATCCATGATAGATGCAGGCGTAAAATTTAGCGAAAAATACATCCATGATAAGATAGACTATTATTCACAGATAGAAAAATTTACTTCCGAAATGCTTAAAAACTTAAACTAATGAAAAACAAACAAGCAGCTCAATTAACTATGCTAATACTAGGCCTTATAAATTTAGTTCTATTGATAAATATGTTCTTTGATTACCATTCGGCTAAGGTGGGAGCTTTCTGCTTCATTTTCTTAACAATAATTATAATCAATCATAATAAGTGATGGCAAAAAACGGAAGTGTTCACCCGACAAGAATATTTAAGACACCTGAAGACCTCGAGAAGGTATGGAATGATTATAAGGAAGATATAAAGATTAAAGAAAACGATTGGAAGAAAGTTCAATACGTAGGCAAGGATGGTAAAAAAGTTTCAGACCCCGTTAAAATACCTTATACCCTTGAAGGTTTAAAGAGGTATTGTTGGGATGAAAAGATAGGACGCATAGAACAATATTTTGTTAATCAAGATGAAGATTATACTGAGTTCCTTAGTGTCTGCGCGCGTATTAAGAATGAAATCAGGGAAAATCAGATAGTAGGAGGCATGAATGGTTTTTTTAATCCAAGCATAACCCAACGATTGAACAACTTGAAAGAAGTAACTGAGAGCAGTATTACTCAGAACATAAAGCTTCTAAATATAGATCCGCTCGACAGCAGTAATGATTAATGAACGCTACCCAATTTGATAGCACAAACAACAGCACTAAGAAAAATAGCGTCCTTAAAAAAAAAGATTAAGGTTATTCAAGGTGGGCAAGGCGCGTCTAAGACTTTCTCAATACTAATCTTATTAGTCAATCACGCATCAAGTATAGAAAATAGGGAGATATTAATTCTATCTGCTGAGCTTACTAAGATGCGCTTAACTGTAATTAAAGACTTCGTTAAGATAATGAAGTCCTTCGGAATATATGAAGATACTAGCTTTATTGCAGGAACACTTTACCGTTTCCCTAATGGCTCATTCATCAAATTCATTGGCTTAGACAAGCAAGATGTAGGAAAGGGTTTGAGGTCTCATGTAGCTTATTTTAACGAAGTCAACAGGATAGATTCTGAGACTTATAGGCAAGTAGCTACCAGGGCTGATGCTGTTTATTGTGATTACAATCCTGATGCCAACTTCTTTATTCACGATGAAGTAGTGCCAAGAGATGACTGTGACTTTATTAAGTTAACATTCCAAGATAATGAAGAGTTAAAACCAAGTGAAAGAGACGAGATACTAAGATATAAAGATCTTGGATTCCATGAAGATGGAGAAATAAAAAATAAGTATTGGGCTAACATGTGGTCAGTGTATGGGCTTGGAGAAGTGGGCTCAATCGAAGGAGCTGTTTTTGAAAATTGGGAGGTTGGGAAATTCGACAAAAGTATACCTTTTTATTATGGTCTAGATTTTGGATTTGTCAATGATCCTGATGCTTGCGTTAAAGTGGCAATTGATGAGAAACTGAAGCGTATTTATGTTGATGAAATTTTCCACGTTAACGGACAAAAGACCGACCAACTAACGGCAAGAATAAAAGCATTACCTTCAGGACAAGTAGTAGCAGATTCAGCAGAACAAAGGCTAATTGATTATTTAAGGACTAACAGCAACAGAAATATTCGAGCAGTAAAGAAAGGCAGCGGCTCAGTAATGCAGGGAATTAAGCTACTGCAAAACTATGAGTTGATAATAGCTGAGGGCTCGGATAATTTGATTAATGAATTGAGGAACTACAAGTGGAATGATAAAACAAAGGTAGCTCCATTGGATGCTTGGAATCATTTAATTGATGCGCTAAGATATGTAGTGTGGACTTATTCAGCGAGGCAGTTTGAGAATCAAGATATTTATGAAGACGTGCATACGAAAATTGCAAGAGGGGAAAGTGTAGGAAGTGAGGGGATAGAATGGTAAATTAAAAACATATGAAAATAACAATACCTGAGTCATTAGAAGAGATGACCTTAGAGCAGCTTATTGAGCTAGGAGATTTTAAAGATGCAACAGAGCAAGCAGATTATGTAATTAAGGAAATATGCAAAGTTAATCCTGACAAAGTTCATCCAGAGGACAAGCTGCCAATCTTGGCCACAATCAATCATTATATGACAGAGAATAAAGTTAGCTCTGCCCCGTTGCACTTTGAGACTAATGGCCGCAAGTTCAGCACTTTAAAAAACTTGCTAAATATTAAAGTCAGGCACTTTATTGAGTTGGTAAATTCAAAAGTAGATGGAGATAGCTTGAGCAACTATCATCTTGTTGCTGCTTGCATGTATAGAGAAGACTGGAGCAAGGAGTTCGACGAGGATGAAGTGATAGATAATGCAGGTATGTTTTACGAAAGTTCGTCTAAATTTAGTTTTTGGGGTGTGGAAAAATATTCCGAGTTAGTATCTTTGCTACAATCGACTTACCCAATTTTGTACGAAGGTAAGCAGGAAAATAAGGAAAGCGAAGGGCGAAGAGCTTATTCAATGCTAAATGGATTAGCAAAAGACGATCCAACTAAATGGAAGGTCGCTGAGAATTTGGAATTGTGGAGGGCGTTCGTATGGATGGAGGAGAAGGAAATCGAAAGGCAGAATACTAAGCAATGAAAAGCAGCAGCAAAGAAGTAATTGAATCAGTGATTGAGTTAACTAATAACTTGATGATAGATTACTTGCCGGGAGGAGCTGAATATCTTTCTAAGCTAGAATTTACAGGAAAAGACTTCCCAAAGCTATTTGTCTTCTATCAAGAAGCAGCACAGATTCAACAACAAACTAATAATGTAAGGCTTACTTTTAGATTCTTAGATGTAGTAGGAGGCATTAACAACCATTGGAGAAGAGACTACGAGATTAAGAGCGACATGGAGCAGGCAGCTTCTTTATTGATTGACTTGCTGCAAAGCTACAATGTTTTAGTGAGCCCAATTGATGAAAGCTATCAGCCTGTCTATGCAACTTATGGAGACGAATTAAGCGGCATAGAAATGAGCGTAACCTTTCCAATAATGAAACCTTGCTTAATTCCTATTGCTCCAATTATTCCTAATAATTCATTTCCTTATACATTCCCATTCACACTATCATAACATGGCACTAATAACATATCCAGATAAAATTACAGGCGACCAATTCACTGGCGTAAATGCAACCGAAGTGAAAGACGTAGTTAATACCAATGATGGATTAGTAACAGCTAACACATCTTCTATTGTAACAAACGTAACAGATATATCGGCTAGGCTACCTTTGGCAGGAGGTACGATGACAGGTTCAATTTTAGGCAATCAACTCATTCAAGGCTTTAGAGGTACTGGAACTACAGTAGTAGCATCCAATAATTTAATTGCAGCTTGTACTGCTCCTAATGCTTTTTATAAGGTAGATTCATCATCTGGAGCTATTGTTATAACAATAGGAGATGCGGATGTTCCAAACGCATCTGGTTGGGAATATGAATTTTTTGTAGACAATTTAGATAATGATATTTCATTTGCCGTTTCAGGAGCACAAACGATAAAGTCACTTGATGGTAATTTAAAACTTGATGGCCTTTATTCTGCGGCTATCCTAAAGTATATAGCTACTAATGAATGGGCATTAATCGGAAGTTTGAAAGCATGATAGGAACTAAGCTAGGTATTTATTCGCAAAAGGGAGCAGAAATTCCTTTATTATTAGACTTATTCCCCAATGCTGAATCAGCTTATGCGTTAGATAAATTAAGAAATGATTATACGGGAAGTTCAATTCAAGTTAGACGTAGTTCAGATAATGCAGTTCAAGATATTGGGTTTGTAGGTGTTAATTTTGACACAGCAAGTTTGTTGACATTCGTAGGTGCAGGCGATGGGTTTGTCTCAAAGAGGTATGACCAATCTGCAAATTCATTTGATTTAATACAAGCATCAGCAGCAAATCAACCTGTAATAGTTAGTTCGGGAAGCATAGTAACAGAATCAGGATATTCAATGATTGATTATGATGGGACTAGTTCTTTTATGCAAACAGCTAGTGGTTTAAATTTTGGAACTTCTTCGAGGTCTGTATTTACTGTTCAGAAATCTGATGCAGCAGGAAATGGTGCAAGGTTATCCTTAAATAGCTCTTTTTCACCTTCGAATGCGTGGCTTATTACTCCAGAAATTGCTATTAGAGCTCATTCAATCACTTGGGTTACTTCAACGCCAACTTCAACAACTAATATTTCTTTAATATCTAATATTTATTCAAGTGGGGCTTTATTTGCAGGTAATTCTATGTGGTTAGATGGTGATGTAGTTAGTAGAACTAGTGGAAGTGATGGAACGCCAAACACATTAAGTACACCAATGATTGAGGGGAAAGACGGAGGTTTTTCATTACATTTTAACGGAAAAGCGGATTTAACTGTAGCCTACAAATCAGACCAAACAGCTAAC